AAGCAGAAGAAATGTGTGAAGTCTAAGTTTCGCTGACCTTTCTTCTGTGGATATCTCCGAATGGTCTCATGTTCACGCCATCAGTTGAACATTTGATTAAGTAGCCTCTCAGATACCGCATAACATCATGCTTGTGTTTCGGTTGTCTGAAGTCCACTCGATCTCCCCACTGGGCGGTCAACTCCTTCATGGGTATTCTGCCATCACTGGTGGCAAGGATGTGAAGGTGGCCGTTGATCTCGTGGTCGGGTGTTTGTCTGATGAACGTCCCGTCTCGAGCAAAAATCTTGTCTTCTGGAGCTCGGCTAGTGAATTCGTAGAACCAATAGCCTCCAGCGAATGTGTCTTTCCATATTTTTGTACGTCGGAATTTCTTGAAGTCCTTGATCCACAGTGCTCGGTCCAGTTCTATGACACCATCATATGGCGGCACTCCTGTGATGTTGGGCCGAGTTAGTGTGATGAACCAAATGTCCATGCCTCGATCATGAATCTTCTGCATGGCACGCTTAGCTCTTTTCCAGCGTGAGTATTTGGTATTGCATTCTTTGCAACGATCAGGGTATATGGTCGTCCATTGAATCCACTTCCAGAGGAGCGCTGATCGATAGGAGGTTTCCTTACCTGTCCAGTAGTTCCTTCGGAACGACCGTTTCGGCTGAGGACAGGCTTTGCAGGTAAATCCTGCAAAAATTGTCTTATCTTGTTCTAGGGTACGCGAGCGAACATTGCTGATCGCGTGCCTCAGCCATTGAAGAACCTTAACTCCGGGTTTGGGTCTACTAATGGCAACGGAGCCCGCCTCCGCCCACGGTGGTCTTGATTCACCGTCACCATCAAGGATGTTGACGGTAGAGAACTGTATGGCATTTCTATCATGTATATTATAGTCAGATTTGTCTGAGCCTATAGGCTCTGTTAGTTTCGTACCTACTAAAGTATCAAGAGCCACCGTGTTCACCGTCCTTCCCTGTCGCAACGCGACTTACATGGGGCACGATAAACTTGAAGTCAGTGGGAGAAGGTTTGTTGAATTACAAAGGAGGTACTGCGGATGTTCGTTATTACAATATCGCGAAGGACCTCGCAACGGTGAATGCCAGGAATGAGGAGATTACCGATCGTAAGGGAAATCTCTATGGTTACTGGTGTAAGATTACTGCTGTATCAGTTGCTACTGCTCCAGATGCTTTAGCCTTCAGTAAGATTCCTAACACCTGGAAGGTCCGGAATGCTTTCCGGAAATTCCACTTTGCCAGGGAACACATGTTCCGTGAAGCAGGTGTTACCAAGAGGGAGATGGGGAAGTATGGTCGTACCATTCGTCCGTATTTTAGTCAGGATCATCAATCCGAAGGTGATGAGTCCACGTGGTTGATGGATGTTCCATCTACCACACTCGCTGCTGCAGGAGGGAATTGGACTTACACGAGACTCGCTTCAGCACCCTCTTTCCTCGAGGGATTCACCGGTTCTGCCGGTTTGCCCCTTGTCGACAGTTATTCATTGACTGTATTGGATAGCAATCTTGTCGACTCTACTTCTACTTCCTTGGATGTCACTACTTGGACGTCCGTAGGAATGGTTGAATCTTACAACCTTGATAGGATGGAGGAGATCCCCGATGCTACTGCTGGTTCTGCTATTCAGTCGCCTAATAATCCGTTGGCGGCTCTCAGGTCTCAATCCGTTATGTCGGGTGAGGTTACTGAGATTGCAGAGGAACAGGAGTTGGAGGCACCACCGTATGATATTACAGCTGCAGGTGATTCTATTGATGCAGTTTATCAGGCGTTTCCCATTGCTGGGACTACCTTGGGTGGTGTTGCTCTTATGCGTTCTTTTGGGCTTCAATTTGTCCCTGCTGGGATAATGTCGATTCAGAATACAATAGCCAATTCTAATGCGATACGTATAGAAGTCCTCGGTAAAGAGCTGTGCAAGGATGTTGCTTGATCTCTCTAGTCAGCAAAAGCACTTTGTGCTAGGATTCTTTCTTGGCCTTGCTATTCACGAGCCTGTGACTGTAGTGGTTGGTTTGTGATGTTGATTATTCATCCTGATGATGGTCTTCGTGTTCTCGAGTCCGTTTGGGAATACTTAGAGGATGAGATTCCGCATTACTTTGTATCGGGATCGGTTTCTGCTGCTGCAGGAAATCCTTTTGTCGGAGCGTATTTACATTTATTGTATCATCATCCATACTTGGCTAATCCTGCTACACTCACTAAGGAGGTAGCACGGCGTATGCGCGACTCCAGAGGAGGTGGTGGGCCCTCTGTGCAGTCCCCAACCTCCACCAAATCCTCTAAACCTAGCCGACAGGCCCGAGCCTCTGCGCAGGGCGGAAAGTCGGGGGCCCCTCGTGGTCCTCGGTCTCGAGGGAGCCGGCATCGGCGTAAGAGATGTCCAAAGGGCCATTACTGGTCATTCAAGCAGAAGAAATGTGTGAAGTCTAAGTTTCGCTGACCTTTCTTCTGTGGATATCTCCGAATGGTCTCATGTTCACGCCATCAGTTGA